CTTCTTTAGTTCTCTACGTGTTAGGTATGAGTAACCCTCTGTGAGTTGTTCATCATCACCATCAAGTGCTTCACGCAATTCTTGTGCAGTGCCTACAAACAATTCACCGATTCGTTTAGCGATGGGTGCACCAACTTCATTGGCAAGCAGATAGTTCTTGGCAGAGAAATTACTCTTACCACGTGTAATGATCCACTCATCAATCGCACCCTCGAACTCACCAGCATGTTCTCTGGCTTTGTCTTCCATTCGTTCTTGAATGCTAATAACATTGGTTGGTGCTTTCACAATCTCAACTTCTTCGATATACTTTGCAGCATCAGCAATCAATTCTTTCAACTTGTTTGTGAAGAATGGGCTGTATGAAGACAATTGTTTCAAGTCGGTCTGCTCATTTGTCATGAGACGACACAATGAACCAAATGTGGTAAATTTGTAATCTGGGAGTTTCTTAAGTTGTTTAGCAATCTTGGGTTCTTTCTTTGAGAAGAACTCAATCGTAAACATCTTCTGTTCTTTTGCACCAGTGTGCACTGAGTAATAACCCAACGCACGACTCAGACTGGTAGTAAAATCAATCTGGTCGATTGTTGGTTCGAACTTCTTTTGTGCCAACAGAATTGCATTATTCTTTGCACGACGCTTTGCAGTATTCACAGCCATAGGTTTGTAACCTCCATAATATAATATCTATTATACCGCAATTCGCAATTAATGTCAAGCACTATTTTGCAGTGATTTTCTCGTATAGTTCCACGAAGTCCTCGTGGTCTGCAACTTCCTGTGCAAGATTCTGTTTATGATATGTTTTTGCAATCTTAGAAATAACTTTCTTGGGAATTTGCAATGTATCAGATTGTTCTTTAACGATTTCTCGAATAAGATCTCGCTCTGCTTCAGTACGAATCATTGAGTTGCTAATCTCTTGAATAGCCCCTTGTAAATCTTTTTTCTGTTCGGGTGTTAATGCGTAGTTCATTTGTTACCTCTGTATGTAAAACCAGAACTGCCACTAACGATTCCACTAAGAATCAATGTAGCCATCCATGTATCAATTGTCAATGGGATTGCCAATGCAGGGAATAATGCATTGAGTGACCAGATAGTTGCAATCGGCATAATGATTGCCACTGCAATAACGATTGCCAATAAAATTAAAATTTTCATAATTCAAAACTCACTTTCGTTACGGAGTCCCAGCGGAAGGATCTCCATTCTTGTTTTTCTGTATCGAAGACACGTACTGCGGATCCAGAATCCTTGCTACTGGTTCCTTCACCTTTGGGTTGCTTGTCTGTCGGAATTCGTCCTTCACTGAGAGTGCATCGCATATCTCTAAGTGTACCATCTTTTTTGGTAAAAGTAATGCACAAGTCTTTGATGCTTTCATCGTGGAGTACTCCGAGAGTCCATGTTTTAAATTCCTCAAACTCTTTATCCGTTTTGAACACTGTCTGCATTATCTAATCTCGCTTTCATCTCATTAAAAATTGGTCCAAAGAAGTCTCTAAACTCTCTGTGACTAAAGAATGATGTATGTCCACTATCAATAATAACCTTGCCTGTTTCTTCATCAGTAAGTTTACTTGTGATTGTGAATTCCACCAAATCGTACTTGTGCTCTTTTACCTTGATGGTCTTTAGTAGACCAGCACGATAAAATTCTGCTTCGTAATTAAGACTCATATATGTCCTTCTTGTGCTTAGGTTGACGAATGTACTGAACCTTGCTCTCCACTTTTCTCATACGATATTTTGGAGTGCGTAAATCCTTTGCTATTGGATTTCTAGGTTTCATTGTCTTATTATACATGTCTTTCTGTTACAAGGCAAATTTCTTTAATAGTTCCTTTGCATCTTTGCAGTCGTCCATCAGATTATCCATCTCTGCAAGAATAATCATTTGTTGCAGACTATCTGCAAGTTGCTGGTCTTCGTCATCTAATAGATTATACCATTCCTCGTATTCTTCCACTGAGTCCAAAGACCACATATGGTCTAACATCTCAACTTGATACTCGGTTAGGTTATTAATCTGAATCATACCATTTCCTTAATGTTCGACCACTTGGCTAACTTTGCTCGCTTGGCTTGTGCTGCTCTTGCAACTGCACTGGCATCGATGATTTCTTCTTCAGTCAGCATCTCGATCATGCAAAGCAAATCACCAATTTCTTCTTCGAGTCGTTCACGATTAGTCGCACCCATGTGCTCGCCATCAACTCCGAATCTGAACACCTTACTTATCGCTTGCGCAACTTCAGCACACTCTTCTTGACAGATAAGCATAATTTCTTCCTGTCGTGCTGTTTTCATTCTATTCACTGCAAATTTATTCATAATCACCTTTCAAAAATTAGTGCTGGTTTTTCTTTATAGTCTGTAACCAGCAAAAATAGACTGCTGCTGTTTTGGCTGTTTAAGGTCTGCCACGGATATCCCTCCAGTAAGACCGATGGGGTTTTTAATCCCAATTCTTTTTATCACCGAATCGTTCGTTGAATTCATAACCCATAGCGTATGCACGCAACTGAATCCCATGCATATCTTCTGCTTCTACACGATCACCATTGTATGTTCCTTCAGGATACCAATGTGGATCTAATGGACGATGATAGTAACTATCAGCTGAACCACGATCAAAGGGACTGCCATGAGTGCGATCAAATATCTCGCCTTTATACTCAACAGTGTTCTTTTCTTCGATAATCATGTTCATTATGCTTCTCCATAATATTGAGCATCATCGTTTGCCACTTCATCGGCATAAGACAAAAACTCATACTGTTTTTCAATTTCCAAATTCTCACGCTGTTCAAATGCATCTTGTACCATATGGAATGGAATTCCAAGTTTGATTGCTATGAATTTAGCAGACATACCTTGTTCAATCAAGTCATCAATTTCCATTGCCAATTCAGCCATTTTACTCATAATTATACCTTTGAAATTTGAACATCATAAGAAACACGATTCATCTTGTGGTCGTAAACTGTCATGGTTGATGAAACACCGATTGCATTAAACATACACTCAAACACCTGACGCACTGCCGTATTTACTCCAATAGAATCGCCAACTCCACGCTTAATAGCTGCACCTGATGTATAAAAAGATACACCATTCACAATTACACGATATTTCATAATCTATCCTTACTCAAATTCATAAAATTTTACTGCTGGATCCAACTTCTTGAGTTGACTTGCAGCATAGACCAACTCTTTGTATTTTGCGTTAACCACACTTCGTGGAAGTTCACCATCGCAAGTCAAATTCTCAGGACTCAAATCAGAGTCAATACAATCTGCAACACGCTGACGATCAGCATGAGTGTCTAAACAATATTGAGTGCTTTTGAAGATAGCATTCCATTGGTTTTTCTTGGCAATATAAGCATTTAACTGTTTCATTCACAATTCCTTTTCAACTTTCTAAGACTATATTATACGGTAAATTGCAATTAAAGACAAGCACTTTCTGCAAATAAAAACCCCTGTAGATACAGGGGTTTTTGAGGGTTAATAACCCTACGAGTCGTGGGGTTATCCTAAGTTAGGTTATTTTTGAAGATTTTCCAAGCATTTTCCCATGTCCATCTCTGGCTACCCTTTAGGACTCTATCTCTATTTAACTGTAAACAACCATCAATTGCATCGCTAAGATTGTCATTCATGAATCCAGTCTCTGCCTGATCAATCACATCCAGTGGTCCATCGCATGGGAATGCTGCAACTGGAGTACCACAAGCCATCGCTTCGATCATTACAATACCAAATGTTTCCCATTGACTAGGAAATACAAACACTTCAGCATTTGCATACCATTTGGCTAAATCAACACCAGTCTTAAATCCAGTAAAGATTACCTCAGGATACTGTTTCTTATATGTTTCAAGCATTGGTCCATCACCAACCATAACTTTGTAGTATCCAGGATAATCTAATTTAAAAAATTCTTCAAGATTCTTTTCTTTGCTAACACGAGAAACACAGAGCAAATATTTACCATTGATATTGTCATGTCTGTGCGATGGATTAAATATTTCTCTATCAACTCCACGAGTCCATGGAAT